ATGGCTCAAGACCCGACACGTAATAAGTCTGATGCAAATGAATTCCAATACCAGTACAATAATCAACCGGCTCCAGGTATTCATAACTTCCATGGTGGTTACAGGAACGCTCCGGGTAGCATGATCACCCAGGAACGTGGCCACACGGGATACACCACAGAACAACTCCAAAACTATGGTTTCCGTGCAGATGATCGTCGTGGTAAGGCGAACAGAGCGGGTAATGCTGGACGCATGAATGTCAGAGAAACAGCCTTGAAGCAGGGTGGTGTTCTTTCGAGTGTTCGTGCCGATACCACGCGAATTGATGGACGCATGAACGCTGCCAACGGTGCTTGGACGCAACAATACACCAATGACAAATACTACAACTTCAACGCCTATAAGGGTAACGAAAATCCCAACGCCAGATGCAATGAGCTCGATGTCGCGAAGAACCAACTCACGAATAATCCGTTGGCTCAACGCTTCTATTAAATTGATATAGATATCCGTGTAAAACAATCATTAAAATATTTGTACCTATATTTTAATGAAGGTCTACAGCCTCGACATAGATAGCAGTGAAAGAGATGCTACCTTGTACCCATCGCCATCGAATTACGTCGTGAATCTCAAAAGTCCAATCTATAACGTTTCAAAGATTTCGCTCGTATCAGCAAAAATCCCAAACACACAACTTCTCATTCATTCCGCAAATAAATCATTTACCGTGGATGGAACACTCGTCGTGCTCGATGAGACAAACTACTCGAATGCACATGATCTCGCGACGGATTTGTTAAATGAACTCGCACCACCCGTATCTAATGTGACATCAGTCATCTATGACGATGACACGAATGCTCTCACATTTTCCAATGTCGGTGACTCAAATACCTTCACGTTTGAGTTTGGAAGTGGTCTATATGGATACACAAGTAATGCATCTGCAAACACCACTCCCCATCAAGTATTAGGACTCGCGTCGCTCGATTATACGTCATCAAATGGTCGTATCGTTACAGGCGCCGTGAATCTCAATGGACCAACATCAATCATCGTTCGCGTGAGTTCTGGTTCTGATCAATTTAACAAGACTGTCTTTTCAAATACACCTTTTTATACGGGACGTATTCTCACGAAAAATGGTGAAATCATACACACAGGCGCCGACGATCCATTAACACATGAATTTCATTCTGGACCACAACGTTCTATTCACGAGTTATGTGTCGAGTTCTTCTATATGAGTCACGGACGACTCATTCCCTATGATTTTAGAAACCAGGATCACGTACTTAAATTTGAAATTACAGGATCTACTGATAAACTCGAAAGTTTGCCTAAAGTTGATCGAAAAACGGAGTTACCGCCACCAATAAGTATTCCCGAATTGGAGAATCCTTATAGATGGAAAGAGTATGCGTCCATAGCTTTGATTGTTTTTGTTGGCATCATTGCTTTGATGCTCACGAAACGTAAACCACAGGTGATTACGCCCGCGTAACCGCGTAGACCGGTTGGAGGGGTTTGCGAACACGAGACGACATTTGCGACATGACCAAGTACACGGTCACCGACAAGAGCGTCGTGAACAAGGCAGTCAACGTGTAGTGCATACCACCGTTACGTTGAACCTTAACGATTTGGTTGATCAAGAATCGAACCAAGTCCATCCACGCAAGCGCGGCCGCGAAGGAAAAACCGGCGACGACCGCGTTAAGGGACTGGGACTCAAGCTCCTGGGTGACCAAGGTGACGGCATCGATCGCCTGCTTCATTGTATAGTATACTATACTTACAGAAATTATTCGGGAAGCAGATCTTCTTCGAGTGCAATTTTTTTGTACTCTGTCTTTTTATACCCACGCGTCCTGGATGTATCACTGTCGCTGTCACTATCCGAATCGGAATCAGAGGCACTATCATCATCGATGACTTTAAATTCATTCGTGGTCCATCCCTCCACAGTGCTCATTACTATTAATAGCATTTTTTAAGAGCTCTTCTACCGGACTTTGTGGTACCCACGAATCCCATGCGTCATACGTCTCGTTAATGGCTTTAAATGCTGGATCGTCTCCTGAGTACCTTACAAATTCAATACTGTCATCGTCAATGATGTCAATATCGTCGATGTCTTCTTCGTCATCAATGTTTTCGTAAATTTCGGGAAAGTAACTTCCAATATGTTGTCCAACTGTGCGCATGGCACAATATTTTGCAGCGTATTCAAAGTCTTTACTGACGATTGCGTCTCTTCCACACGCTTTTGCATATTCGCATGAAAGGATGATAGCCCTTTCGATGACTGGTGTCACAATATCTATGATAGTTTTCAAATGACTTTCATACATATCGTTACCCGTATCACTGAGATCAAAACCAGTCTTCATTTATTAGTTGTCTCCAAAAATAGTTTGTGCAATTCCATCCATAATTCGAAGGATGTTGTAACTTAGGGCGTATACACGTAAATCGCGGTCGTGTGTGTCATTTGGTGTGACATTCATTTTAAGGGTTTGATTCTTGATGAGTGTAAAGTTCTTCTGACCTGTGGGGTATGGTTTTTCTGGTTCAAATCCGAAATTGTACGAATAAAATCGTCGAATGAGAGGCGTTTTTGCGTGGTGAATACCAGGTTGAAGTGCCTTTAGAAACATAAATTTACCCGTTTCACCTGAGATGATTTGTTCATCGTCGAGACGTAAATCGAGAGACACAAGGTTTTCATAAAAGAAGAGACGATTATCAACCGCCACGTAAATGTTATCATAGTCAAACGGACTCACAAAATCGGAGAATTTACGTTTATTCTCGCGTTGAATAACGAAGAAGAGTTCTTTGACTGGATTTACAAACGATAAATTAAACGTATTGTCACGAACACTCTTTGGAATTTTGAATGCATTCTCCTGAAGCTGTGTGATCACAAAGTCTCGCCGTGTGTGTTGAATCTTGAGTCGTTCAGCGCTTTCAAGAAAGATGAGTTCAAGGTTCATGTTGAACTTTTTAATTCTATTTTCGAGATAGGATCGTTTCAGTTGATCATATACACGAACATGACCCGCGCTCGTACCAGTTCCATCGTTCGATTTTGCACCGGCTGCAACGCGCGTCCCGTCACCTGAAACTGCAACGGACCAACCGAGTTCATCACCAAGGGCTTCGGCGTCGAGGTCTTTACCAACTCGAGCCCAACCACTCAAACCATACGTATACACACGCACATGTCCCGCATCCGTACCAGTTCCGTCGTTCAAGTTTGCACCAACGACGAGAATACTTCCATCGTCTGATAGTGCGACCGAGGTACCACTTTGATCACCCAGCGCTTCACCGTCAACATCGGATCCGAGTTGTGTCCAATTACCATTGACGTACTCAAACACACGCACGTGACCCCGAGAGCTTGAATTCTTCGGACCACCGACAGCGAGTCTGTGACCATCTCTCGCAAAACTAATGGAAAATCCAAATTCATCCCCGGGGTTTTCACTTTCGATGTAGTCACCAAGCGGAAGCCATTCTTGTGTGATTGAATTTAAGTATAACGTTCTGAAATAACTCGTGCCATCTGGATTGTTCGCGCCACTCGCCACACGCAATCCGTCACCCGAAATAGATACACTGTATCCGAGTGCATCACCCGTTACCCGGCCAAGTTCAGTATGTTTATGTACCCATGCACCTTCTTCGTATTTATATATATAGAAAACACCTTGCGACGTCGCATATCCACGACCACCGATGACAATCGTATTCCCGTCATCCGAAAGATCGACCGCATTCCCAAAGTTCAAGTTTAGATTTGACGCGTGAATCACTGGATTTATCGCTTCACCACTTCCCCACGTGGTTCCATTCCATCGAAAGATCTTCACCTGACCGTTATTCGAGATGCCATTATAATTATGATCTGGTGCACCGACTGCGAGAATAGTACCATTCGATGAAAGTGAAATCGACTGACCAAAGAAATCATTCGCAACACTTCCATCTATATCCGATCCTAACTGTGTCCACGTCTGATTGACGAGTTGGTACACCCGCGCATGTCCGGAATCATTCGGTACCGCGTCGTTATTTGGCGCCCCGACCGCCATGATGGATCCATCTTTTGATAACGCCACTGAAAAGCCCGACTCATCACCAATCGCCTCACCATCGATATCGACACCAATTTGAAGATAATTACCAACTTCATAGCCAATTCCAGCAGTCGTGTGTGATGCATAGGAAGTCACGTTGTTCAAGAGAATTTTTGTGTTGTCGACGACGACATCTTCAATGTTTCTAAACTTTACCTCTATTTCGACTTCTTGCTTGTCGATGGCACACAGAGGTATCGCGAGTTCTGGGTTTTTATAAAAGTAAAAAGGAACATCGACGAAATACTTTTCACGTGTAGTCGCCGTACCGAGATAACCAATGATGGTTGGATCAGCGACACGCACAGATGATTGTCTATTTGGATACTTTCCAATGAGTTTGGATAGAGCGGTCTGGTTCGTCTGTGTGCAGTTGTGTTCTGAGTAAATTTGTAGATAATCGCTCGGAATACGTTGTATTATTTTACCACCGATGATGAGGTCCACGTATTCAATCATGGCATGCGCGATGGACTCGACGTACCCAATACCACTACTCGAAGCATTCGGAATCGCGTCGAGTTCAATTTCAAAACTTACTGTTTTTAAAAGATCTCCAATATTAACCGGAATCCGGCTACGAAGTGTGGTTCCGAATTCGGGTACACCGTCAAAATCATGTTTCGTGAATGTTTTCGCGAAATTTGTATGTCTGGAAAACCGTTTCGTGAAATATGTAAATTGCGGTTCAACCGTAAAAAACCTGTCCTGTGGACCGGTTGTCTCGAGCTGAAGTCTACCAGCCATTACTACTATAAAGGGTTAAAATTTTAAACCAGCTAATCCACTTTGAATGCACAGAACGTTATAGTTCTTTGCGTAGACACGAACCGTGTTTGGACCGTTCGTCGTCGAGTCGAGTTTAATCGTAAAGAGTTTATGATATACACGACTCATATTTACTTG